AGTACCAACACCCTCTTGATAAACTGCATGTAATACTTCATGACCTAGTGGCATTGAGTTACTTCTAACTGTAAATGGATTCTTACTATCAATAACAAACATGTTAATAAATTTCTTACCTGTTACTCCCCATGCCATAGCATCATTTGTTTCTACGTTAAGTGATTCCCAATAAGATTTGAATGTAGTATCTGCCTCTGCTACTGGAAATATATTAAGTTCCCATTCCTCTTCAAACTTTCTCCATGCTTTATACCCAGCCATAGGAGTTCCATCATCAGCATTAAACATAACCATATTTCTAACTATTTTTTTATATGCATTTTCATCTATATTCTTTGTATAAAATACTATCATAATTTATTAAATAAAAACACATATATAATGTTAACTATTACATCAATCATGGGTACACGAATAAAAGGCAAATTTGCTGGTCAGTGTAAGATATGTGGTAGCGACTGGAGAGTCGGTGACGATATATATTATCAAAAAGAACCTAAAGCAATTTGTGCCGACAAAGAATGTTTTGAAGAACAAGGTGGAAAATTCACTCCATACAAACAACAGGGTACTTTTTCATCAGGTGGATGGGGAAAAACACCAATCATAACAAAACTACCTGAAGTAGAAGTAAGTGACGATGTTAAAAAAATAACAGAGTACTGGGATCAGTTTTTCCTTGTAGCACATCACAAAACAAAATCTATTTATCCACAAGAGGATGTTAATGGAGATAGATTTGGTCAAATCAGGTCAAAAATGATGGATCAATTTATGGGATTAACAAACATGATAAATAAATAGATTTATATAATCCCTTTTTTATTATACTACTATGAACGTAAGCGAAGTTCTAGACATCAAAGGTTCTACAACAAATTCCAAGAAGCTAGTAGCTGGTGATAAAATTACCATACAGGGATTTCATATTAAGAACGTTGATGAAGTAGGTGCTGAAGTTGCAGAGATTTCAACCACAGATGGACTACGACATTCATTCGGTAAAACAGTTATTGGTCAAGCCAAGAGTGATTACTGGAAAGATGTTGTACAAAAATGTGTTGATAAGGATGCAGCAGATGGATTGGATGCCTATGTAGTTGAGAGGGAAGCAGAGAAGACTGGCAGAATGATGTTATGTCTATCCATGTTTCCACCAAAAAACTAATAAATAGATCCTACCTTTTTTTTATTATGAATCCAGATGAACAACATGCTGCAGATTGGGCTAATGTAAAAAAATACAATGAAGATATGCTAAGTTCTACAGGGGATAGAAAGTATGAATTTAGAATAAAAGCATGTGACCGATTATTGGCAACAGTTAAATAACTAACATACCATTACCCATCATGAAGACTTGTAATAAATGTGGTAAAAGAGGATTATATTGGAATAAAGAATACTTTGAAAAGAATGGAAAATGGAAACTTAGTGACCATAGAAACAAAGATGGTGAGTGGTGTATTAAAAGTAATTTTATAAAAAAAGAATTCAAACAAACATCAAAGAAAGATTGTATATTATGTCCTCTTTGCAGTGAAAGTAATTTTGGACTTTGTAGAAGTGAGGAACAATATGAGTCACATAAAAAAGTTCATCATCCTAATGGGGAAACGTTAACTAACTTAGATTATCACGCACCATTCATATCAAAATATACCATAAAACATTATTATAAAAGTGATCCTCATTATTCAAAATATGTATAAGTTTATATTTAGCTAACTTTTTAATAATAACATGTTTTCAAAGAAGATACAGATTGAGCTTGAAAAGAAAGATGATACAATTCATCTAGAACCAATAAGTGATATTCATATTGGTCATGCAGGATTCGATGAGGACTTGTATAAAAAGAGAATTAAAGCAATCTGTAGGGATAATAAAAGATATACATTCTTTGGAGGAGATGCACTTGATGCAATTACAACTTTTGATAAACGATTTAATCCAGATATTTCACTGGAACATGATATAGATAATCAACGCCAAAGATGGCAAGACTTGACTCAGAAATTATTTGATATTCAAAAGACTCAGAAAAAGAATGAAAAGGTATGGGGTTTCTATCAAGGTAATCATGATTATAAAATACCTCAAATTACCAGAGCATATTTAGAGAATACAATGTGTACTCCAAACAACCTAACATTCATGGGAAGTCGTGGAGTATTAGGACTTGAAGTAATTCATAATAAAAAGATATTATCCCAATGGGCTATACTATTCATACATGGAAGTGGTGGTGGTAAACCTGAAAGAATGATGGAACAAATGAAACATAATGCTTACTATGACGTATTCCTATGTGGACACTTACATCAAAAAAGATATCAACCAGAGGTTGTTTACGACTTTGATTGGTTAGAGGGAAAGACATGGGAGAGAGATATACATTTAGGCAATACAGGTACGTTTTGTAAGACTTTGATAGAAAACACTGACGGTTATATGGATAGAAAGAACGAAATCATTGGTTCACAATTGGGAACTTTGACACTATCATTCAATGCTGAAGAGGGAACAATCAATGGTCATATCTAGAATAGTAAGACCTAAAAAGAAAACACTTAAAAGTGTTGTCGAAGTCTCAAGCAAGTATAAAAAGGTTTCTCTACATGACAAGATTTTAACTGTATTGGATATTAATAAACAAGGTTTAACTCATACTCAAGTATGTGATAAATTATTTTTAAAAAATGCAGGAGCCATATCCTCAAATTTAAAGTTTATGTTAAAGAGTAAGGAATTGATAACTGAGCAATGTCCTCATTGTGACAGCTCTGAACTATATAAACTAAACATATAACACTTGTATAATCAGACAAGTTTATATTTACCTAAAAATAATATCCCATATGTTTATCAATATTTGCTGGGAAAAAGATGGTCAAACTAAAAAAACTTTAATGGCAATCAACAAAGCAACACACATGGTTCAAGAAATGGAGAGAAAGGGTATTAAAACTTGGTTTGAACCAGAACAACTAGCTGTTTAATTATAGCACACACAATATTTTCTTTTTTTTATTCTTTTTTCTACACTTAATTAACCTAATTACCCATTTAGTCACGAAAATTAGCTAAACCTAACGATATTTTGTGCCTAAAAATCATTTAGGTTAATTAACTTGCTTTTTTCTGTATTATACTCTCTATCATTATTTTTTTATCTTTTTTTATAGTTACACATAAATATACCAAAGTTAATTAACTTTCATGCAGTTCAAGAAAACAACTACAATATCAATAAGTCAGGATTCTAAATCTATCTTTGAATCATTAGAAGAATTGAGACCTGACACTGTATCCTTTAGTACATTCTTATCCATAGCTGTTGAAGAATATGTTTTGAATCATAAACAACAAACAAATTCAAAGTATCCTAGAATAATGGCTAGGTTAGGTGCATGGAATGATTGTATAGGAGATATGTCAGATAGTGATTTGATAAGGATTAATAAGAGAGTTGCACAGTTAACTAATAGATTAGCAAGGGAGTTGCATAAAAGAGTATGAATAGAACAAAATCAAGAAAAATAGATGATGTAAAACAAGCATTATATGATAACAGATATGCTGATGTTATTGATAAACTTAGACCAGATAGTACAATATCAATTAATCCATCACAAGATGGTTTAATCGATGTCTTTATTGATTCAACTAATGATTTTATGGAAGTATTACGTGAAGCAATTTATCGTGTAAAGGCTGCTAAAGATAGTAATTTAGAATTGGTTAGAGAAAGTTTCAAAGATATGAAAATCAATTTGATAGGAGACTTGCTTATGAATATGCATGAAATAACTACTAAGAGTGAGAATACTACAGTTACATTTGAATGTCAAGTGTTGGCAACTGACTCACCAAAATCATATATCAAGAAAGCATCATTTTATTGTGGCTCATGTGGTAATGAATATGAAGAGAGTTGTAACATAGATAGAAAAATGATAGCTCCACTTTGTACAAACAGAACTTGTAAAAGAGCAAAGACTTTGATTAGAACTGATAAAATGGAAACAGATGATGTACAAACAATACTAATGCAAGAGCCTATGGATAAAGCAAAAAAATCATCACCTGTAATATTTACAGGTAAACTGGTAGGTAATTTGGTAAGAACTTCATATGTAGGACAGAAAAAACTAATCACTGGTCTATTTAGAAGTGATATTGACCTTAAAAAGAATGAACATGATGTGTTTATTGATGTTATGTCAGTTCAAGATATGGATGAAAATAAACCACATATGCCTGATGAGGAAGAGATTAAAAAACTAAACAGTGATGCAAAAGAAGATGGTTTTATTGATAAGATAATAGCTTCATTCGCTCCAGCAATATTTGGTTATCAGGATATAAAACTTAGCATATTATTACAACTTGCTGGTGGTGTAAAGACACAAAAAAGAGGAGATATCAATATGTTCCTTATAGGTGATCCAAGTATGGCAAAGAGTGAGTTATTGAAATTTGCAAGTCAACTAGTTCCAAAGTCAATTTACACAAGTGGTAGAGGTAGTAGTGCAGCAGGTTTAACCATTGGTATTGTTAAAATGAGTGATGGTAGAAGTATAGCACAGGCAGGAGTATTACCAATGTGTGATGGAGGACTTGCATGTATAGATGAATTTGATAAAATGGGTGAAGATGATAGAAGTGCAATGCACGAAGCAATGGAACAACAAACTGTATCCATAGCAAAAGCAGGAATAGCAATGACATTACCAAGTCGTACAAGTGTACTTGCAGCAGCAAACCCAAAATGGGGAATGTATGATAATGATAATTCTCTAAGAGATAATATCAATATACCAGCACCTCTTCTAAGCAGATTTGATTTAATATGGTTAATCCAAGACAAAGTAAATATGACAAGTGATAGAATGAAAGCAAACCATATACTTGATTCATTTGAAATGTCAATGGATGAAGAGTGTTATCTAAAAACAGATGATATGTTAAGATATATTAATTATGCAAAAACATTCAGTCCAAAATTAAACAATGATGCAAAGAAAACATTATTGGATATTTATGAAAAAATGAGAACTGTCAGTGCAAAAAGTGACATACCAATAGGAACAAGACAACTTGAAGCAATAGTAAGACTTAGTATGGCTTATGCAAAATTACATTTTAGAAATGAAATAACATCTGATGATATCAATATAATTAAAAGATTAATTGAAAAACAATATGAAGCATTTGGAAGTAGTATTAGTCAAGGTGGAGTTCAAACACAAATATTTGTTGATGGTAAATCAGTTAAGGAACATGATGTGTTAACAGTATGGAACTCTTGTAAAAATATAGAGGGTAATGTAAGACTTCGAGAATTTGAGAAAGCATTGATATCAAGTGGAATGACTAAGGAAAAGGCAGAAGCAACAATATCAAAATGGGAAAATAATAATGCTATCAAACTTAATGGAGATGGAACATATACAAGAATATAGCAAGGTTAATATTGAAGCAATAATATTAAGAGATTGTGATGGTTATTGAAGATGACTCTATAGAGTCAGAAGAAACACTGGATGAAACTCAGACTCCAATTGAAATGGGAGTAGACCAGCTTAAAGGTGTTGGTTCTGTTACTCAGAAAAAATTAGAGACCTTCGGTGTAACCTCACTCATAGATCTATGTATTAGAGGTGCTCAAGAGATTAAAGAAATTACAGGTGTGGCAAAACCAACTTGTGATTCTTGGGTGTTTCAATCTCAGAAATTATTAGAAGATAATGGTCTAATAAGAAGGTCAGACATGAAAACTACTGAACTTTGGGAATACCAGAAAGCATATCCTGTCATATCTACAAAGTGTGACGAAGTTGATAACCTAATCAGTGGTGGTGTTAGACCAGAAGCTACATATGAAGTCTATGGGGAGTTTGGTGCAGGTAAAACACAATTCTGTAATTCTCTTACAGTTGAGACAATCCATGATGGAAACAATGTCATTTGGATAGATTGTGAAGACACTTTTAAACCAAATAGAATTGCTGAGATGTTAAAGGCAAGAGAATATGCAGAAGATGATGAAGAGGTAAGTGAATATCTTGATCAAATTACCTACCTTTACTGCCCAAATACAGAACAATTAATGGGTACAATTAATGGTCTATCAAAAATACTAAGTGATAAGAAACCAACACTTGTTGTATTAGATGGAGCAGTAGGACAATTTAGAGAAGAGTACTTGGGGAGAGGTACTCTTGCTGAAAGACAGATGCAGATAGCCAGATTAATGAGTCATATTAAGAATATATCATTTTATTTCAGATGTGCAGTTGTATTTACTAATCAAGTTCAAAGTGATCCAAGTATGATGTTTGGTGATCCTATCAAACCTATAGGTGGAAACGTTGTGGCACACGCCAGTACATACCGTTTATACTTTAAGAAGAGTGGTAAGAAAAGACTTGCTAGAATGATAGATTCTCCTGAACATGCAATGAAAGATGCTGAATACATTTTAGATGCAAAAGGCATATCCAATGTCGAATAAGAAAGAAGAGAGCGATAAATTAAAGAGGAAAGTGGCTTCAAAACCACAATTTGA